GGTTTAGGTAGTCAATAGTTTAGCCGAAAAAATATATTATTTTTTTCTTACATAAAATAAATTGTGGTGTTTACCTGCCTAAAAACCATATACCCGTTTATTTGCGTTTTAAGGGCGTTTTCAGCCCGTTTTCGTTCTGCCCTAGTTAGGATATACCCCAATTAAAAATAAGGGCTTACACGCATTTTTTTATACTTTTGTGCAGTAGTTTAGTGTTTCTAGTATAAACCGCCCAATTTGTCAAGGGGTGATTTGTGTAAAATTATTTTTTACAAAATATAAGTTCTAAACTTAGGAAAATAAACTATATTTACACTAAACTACATTAACACTAAACCGCCCCAGCGGGCAGGAGTTCAAATATGAAAAACCAAAAGCGAATAAAACTTTATAATTTTACTTTCGTTTATGCGGACGGAAGCAAAGAAAATTATAAAATATCTGTCGGGGCGATGCTCTCAAAAGTGTTTAGCGACCCCCAAATAAAAAAGGTGCTTTCGGCTGATTCCGACAAATTCAGTATTTACACAAAGATGCAGGCTTTATTTTGGGCTGATGCTGAAACAGAACATTATTTCAAAAGATTCACGGAGGTTCAATAATGCAAAACTTTGCTTTATTTGTTCTGTTCTGCTCTATTGTTCTAACATTTACCCCGTTAATCTATGATATAATAGAGTATCTATTTATAAAGTATTATAAATGATTTGTTATATATTGGTGTCAATAATTATTAAAGTTTGCCACTGCGACTGCCAGTGTAAATTTGGGGTCGTGGTGGCGTTCTGTTGTCGTGCGTTTAACTCGGAGTGTAAATCTTTGGGCGGTCGTGCGGTGCGGTCGTCGAAATCTGAACTCGTGGCGGAGGCAAGTGGGGCGGGGGGTCACGCATTACCGCTTTTGCAAATGCCTATGCTTGACTTTCATTCAGACAGGGAACACTTTTTGTATTTTTTTCGTAAAGTGTGATACGCTTCGTAAAGTTTTTTGTTATATTTCGAGTGAACCATCAAATAGGAGCAGTCTTATGGCTGATACTTCATTCGCTGATATGGGCAAGGCACTCGACGACGCAGCCGCCCAGTATCAAGATTCCAATAGCGTCGCAACGCCTGACACCACATCGACCGATGCAGGGTCTGATGCTGGGAGTTCAGAGGGCAACCCCGATACACCGCAGGGTGCAGGGGGTGATGCCAGCCTTCCCAAGACCGATGCCACCCCCAACGGTGCTGGTGATAAGCAGGGGAACCCTTCTAACGGCAAGACCGCCACTGCCGATGACAAGCAGTCGAGCGAGCGTAAAGCCTTCAACCACTCACAAGCGGCTGCAAGGATTGCGAGGAAGCGTGCCAAAGAACAGAAGGAGTTTTACGAACGGATGCAGCGACTCCAGCAGGAGCGTGACGACTTTGCCAACGAACAGAGTCCGAATCACAACCCGCAGATGGCTGCGTTCAAGGAAGACCAAATCAAGGAACTTGCACTGGCGGAACAGACCCGCTTGCAGAACGAGTTTATTGAGGAGTGCTACAACATCTTCCAAGATGAAGCCACGGTCAATGAGTTTGTGTCCGATGTGAAGCGATACTCCGATTGGATTAACCAGCGTGAGCCGCAACTCACCGAATACATCAGAAAGCCGTATGGCAAGTTGCTCCTCAAAGGCTGGCTTGACAAGATTGCAAAGAATCCCCAAGCAGCCGACTGGTGGCAGAGCCTTACACCGTTTGAGAAGTATAAGCAACTCGACCGCTACTATAAGGAGTTCTCCGATTTCATTGAAAAAGGAGTGGCCCCGAATGGTGCGACGCAGCAGCCGAACACTCAGCCGACGCAGACCCAGCCCCAGAACCAGACTCCTCCGCAAGTTGCGACCCCGAACGCCCCAGTCCCTGGAAGTGGTCGAAACACCAACAATATGCCTCCGACCAACAACTTCTCCCTTGAACTTGAAAGGGCGATGCAGATTAACGGGGCATCAAGACTTGTAAGGTAGCGTTATGCCTGGAATTGTAAACGAACAACTGATGGCGAGACTCGCCACTAAATTCAACCTCGGCGTGGACATCCTCGCCAAAGGTAATCGCACTGTGGAAAAGATGCTCGGAGCCGACAAGATGTCTGGCGATACTGTCCGAGTCACCATTATGGACACAGGCAAAATCTATAAGAACTCTCTCGACATTACCAGTCTGAAGGGTTCTCTCGCAGTCAAGCGTGGTAGCGTCCCCGTGACGGTGCGTCCGATTGGCACTGCTGCTGAAGCATCCATCGGCGAACTTACGCTCGCTATCCAGAACCCTGACATTATGGCAAAGCGAGTGGCAAACTTGCAGGACGAAGTGAACAAGATGGCTTTCCGCTGCTTGCTCGGTGGTTCCCAGCCGTTTGTCGCCACTGCTGGTCTGAACGGCCCTGCCCGTGACCAAGCCTATCGTCAGGCCGCTTTCGATGCAGAAGCATACACCACGACTTCCAAGTTCGCTGGCTCTACTTTCGGTATTGCCCACCCGCAGACTTGGAACCGAGTTGTGCCGTCTCTGATGGGCAACTACGGTGCTAACGACCGCATCGGTAAAGACCTCTACGAAAACGAACTCGGTGACTTCCTCGGCTTCCGCTGGACGAAGGGTATGGACACTATGCGTATTCTCGGCAGTGGTGTGGCTTCTTCTGTCGCTACTATCGTAGTTGGCACGAACGGCCAGATTACTCCGATTGCAAGCATCGCTGGCTACATCAACCCCGAAGACGGCGAAATCTGCCCCGAACCGCTTTACCTCACTGACAATCAGGGCACTCCTGTCAAGATTCAGTGTGTGGACGCTCTCGGCAAGCCGACTGGCGAACAGAAGGCTATCTTCTTGAAGTATTCTGCCGCCCAGAACGGATGGATACTCGCCCAGCCGTTGTTCTTCCGTGGCCCCCGTAAGAACGCTCACAATGCGGAATACGAAGCCGCACTGAAGACTTACGAAGTGGATGGCAACGGCGACCCGCTGACTGACAACCACGGTTTCGGCCCGAACGGAACTGACCCCAATGCCTTCGAGTGGTATCCTGACGAAAACTGGAACCTCGTCCGTGGCACTGGTGCCCCGTCCACCTTCACCTGCAACACTGCGAATGTCCTCACCACTGGCAAGACTTACCTCGCCCCGATGGTGATGTGGAAGGAACCCGACTTCCTTATCGCAGTCAAGGGCATCGAGAAGATGGCTGGTGCGGACTCCTTCACGATTCCGACCGAGTTCAGCGACAAGGGCATTATGCCGTGGCGTGGAACCTACTGGACTGACCCGTATTCTTCGTTGAGCCTCTTCCGTGTTGATGCACTGATGGGCTTCGGAGTGTATCAGGGTGCGTCTATGGCCTCCGTGTTCATTCCTATCGACTAAACACCCTAGTGGTGGTTCAACACCCCAGCAGACGGTCGAAAGTCTGCTACTCTGGGGGACGACCTTCGTGGTGTCCCCTAGTTTCTGGGCGTTTGTCAGTATCGTCCTGACCCGAAGAAATAACTGTCCGTTTTTTTGCTCCGATAGGTGGTGGATATGTCCAGTCAGTTTAACAACTATAACGGCGGCCCAGTCCTCCCTGGCAACACTGTGACTGCTGATGCGTTGAAGAGTCTCAAACTCCGACACACAAAGCCAGGGGCCAACACTCCGTCCGTCGAGGAGTATCATCCTCTTACGGAAAAGACTGTCGATTTCCAGAATATCGTGTTCACCAAAGGTGGAACGAGTCTTGGAACATACGACCCTCTCAACAGTGGTGGATTAACTGTTGAAATCCCCGAAGATGTGAACATTGTCCCCTTCGATTCTTCCTCGCCATCTGTAAGTAAAGCGACTTACGATGCCATCAAAGCGTCGCTCGATGCAAACCGAGCGATTTTCTTGGCTTCTTCGAGTGGCTCTGCTGCCATTTACTGGATGCCGTGTGCAGGGACTGCGACTGGCTACCAATTCTATCATTATTCCGATGGTATCGACTCCCTGCGACTCGCCACGATTGCACATACAGAAGGTTCTGGCGGAAGTCACGCACTGACCGTCACAGACATTCGACTGAAAGAAATCGTGTATTGCCAGTTGAGCATATCGCAATCTGATGCGATGGCGATTATCAACTCTGGTGGTCTTCCGATTATGAAAGAAGTCGGTGGGCAGGGCGAACGCTATTACTACCCGCAGTGGGGTGGCAGTGGCCTATACTGGGTCAATGTTGATGACTATTCTCTGCGTCAGTATAAGTGGAACGGTAGCGGCTGGACACTTTCAGAAATCGTCTGGGGCGACCAAGACTCCTACATCAAGACGGCTTCCTGCACCGAGTCTGGCTGGCTATCGAACTGGGCTTCCAATAACGGCGGAGGCTCGTTCGGCGACATTCTCGGTGTCGTGTGTGCAAGTGGAAATAACAAAGCCTACACTGGTTCTTGCAGCGTGACCGCCGACAACTGTGGTTGTGTGCCTTGCGGTTTCATCATCTTCTTGGACGAGTCCGCAGACGAGAACAAGCGTAAGGACGATGAAGCCCGAAATTACTCGGTCGATGTCGTGGTGAGCATCAGCACCAGTTCTGGCTATGGTAGCGAAGCCGATGCGAAGTCGCACCTCCCAGAGGCTCTCTGGCTTCGTGTGTTCGGTATCACCCAGTATTCAGGTGGCAAGCAGCACGGCAATGTTCCCTGTTCGAGAGTTTACGACAACGGCGTTTTCGTGGACTTGGACACTGTTCATCTGCAAGTCGAGGCCACATACGATGACGACACTCATCAGTGGTTCGGTCACGCTCACGCACATTTCCAAGTGTGCGTCGTCAATAGGCAGTGGACATTTGCATTACAGGGGATAGGCTAATGGGTATCGCACTCCAGACACAACACTTGGCTTTCGGGCACAGTGTCCTACCGCCAGACCCAGGTTTCTTATCGGACTTGGAGTCATACCCGTATGCACAGGCGGTGAACTATGTTGCAACGAGCAGTGGTGATTGGCAAGGTCAAGCACAAGTCTTCGACTTGGAAGACCCGACTGAAAACTGGAGTGAACCTTACATCTGGTGTCAGTTCTTCTTGCTTTCGCCTCCGCAAGCAGGGTTCGAATACCGTGTTGGACTCTACCGCAAAGTCAATGATTACAACGGACAACTGATTGGGTTATCCGACTTAAAGACTACGGTTGGCAGCGGGACTGCCCCTGGTTTCAAGTGGGTCAAAATCAAGCCGCCGACTGGACAGAGCGTGATTGACCTATCCTCGACTGAACACTATCAGGTCGCTTTGCTGACGAACCAGTATAATACTGGGGAAATGGTATTCGGTTGCAAGGAGTATAACGACTATCAGCCGTATAAGTCCAACCATATCACTTCGCCCGCTGCCGTCACTTCGCAGACGAGTGAAGGCGACTTGATGAACATTGGATTCGGCGGCTGGCGTTCTGACTTCTATCTTTGGTTTGGTCTTGGCAAGTCTGGGGCCGAGAATAGCGAGAATCTGCCGTGATGAACTATTTGCAAATATGCCTCACATCGAAGTGCAACAGGAACTGCTGGCACTGTCCTATGGCCCAGTATCGTAACACCGATGACAAGGACTACCATCTGACTAACGAAGTTCTGATTCCGTGGTTGGAACGGAACATCAAGCCCGATATGTGGTTGGTCGAACTCACTGGAGGCGAGCCGACACTGTATGACGGTATCAGCGAATTGTTGGACTGGTTAGCGGAGCATAATTACAGAGTCCATATCAGAACGAACGGCATCATACCTATTCATCCGAGGAATGGACTTACACGCATCGTTGCGTTCCACGACTTGAAGAATCCGCCAGAGGTCTTCGACCAGATTCTGATAATCGACAAGATTGACAGTGCCGAGAAGATTGCATACTGCGAAGCCCATCATTACCCGTATAAGGTAATCGGCAAGGACAAGGAAAACTTCGATGGGGCCAGCCATAAGTTCAAGTATATTGCTATGGTCGAGCCGACTTGTCATCACACCAGATGCCCAGCCTGTCAGCCGACACCTCGAATCGAAGAACGGGACGGGAAACTTGTCGATGTGACCCGTATGGAGTTTGAACAATTTTCTGTTGCCGAGTGCTGCCCGCATTGCAAGGCGGCTATCGACGCTTGGAGGTTCTTATGAACGGTGAAGTGGACATCACCCAAGTTTACACTACGATAGGTAATGTGCTGGGGACTCCAGTAGCGATTGCCTTCTTCTGGGTTGTAAGTAAAATAAAAGAACTCTCCACGAAAGTGAAGATTCTTGAAAAGGAAAACAGTGGGTTCAAGCAGACACTTTCTGACATTCGCTCCGATGTCAGTTTTATCCGTGGTAAACTGGAGAATGAGAAATGAAAATCCATCGTAAAAATTATTCGTTTGGGTAGGGTCTTTATTTTACGGGCGAGTCAAAAAGATTTATCTTTTTCCTTAATGTAAAATAGACATACAGACGATATATTTTCTACGAACAATTTTGAGAACTGAGGTTCGAGTATGGCTGACAGAAACTGGCAAGACAGGGCTATCGAAATCGTGGGTGGGATTGGAGACCGATTGAGTGACTTGGCTCGCAGGACGACCAAGCCTGCAACTGATTATCTCGAACCCAGACTCAAAGATGTGGCGAAGACGAGTTCTGATGTGGCTACCCAGATTTGGGAAGACCCAGAGATTATCTTTGGAGAAGACACTGGCAACCCGCTTCCTGTAAGTATTCTGGCTGGATTAGTGCCTGGAGGCGGAATCGCTGAACACGAACTCGCTGGCAAAGACCCAGGACTCATCGAGGGTCTCGACGCACTGCCAGGGGGTGGCTCGCTTGCTGCTCTCGGTAAGGCTGGATTCTTCGCACTTGCGAAAGCGGAGCGTAAGGAAATCTTCAAAAAGATTATGGAGATACTCCAAGTCGCTCCCCAGAAGGCTCAACAGATGTTCGAGGCTTTCGAGTTGATGCCTGATGCTGCGAAGAACTCGTGGATGGCACAGTTCGCCGATATGTATAAGCCTAATTCTGGAAGAACCGCACTTCTCCGTGAACACTCGAAAGTGAACCCTGATGGGAATGTCCAAACTGCGTGGGGCCATTATAAGGACGATGTGAAGTCTGGCGGTGTTATCGGTATCAACGGCGGGGAGCGTGACGATTTGAACAACCTCCTTCACGAAGGTGGACACGGATTCGACCATCAGATACAAGCACTGCTCGACCCGTATAACAGACTCTATGGCGATGTTGGCGATGCTGGGCTGACGGAAGACTGGTTCCTTAAACTCCCGAACGCACCTAAAAATTTAAGTGACGCTTATCTTAATGAGCCGTGGGCATACGATGCCGATGCGTTCAAGCAGTTCATATTGAACACAACGCCGCAGAAGTATATCGACGCTGGCTTCACTATGCCGACGAACAAGACACTTGTCCAGAATAGAATGAGTGGCGACGAAATCAAGAGTGCAGTCGAGACGATGAATCAAGGTCTGCAATACAAGAACAACCACATATTCACTCCTCTGGAACACAATGACCGACAGGCTCGTGCTTACGCTGGTCGTGTGCTGCGTGACGACTTGCACCCGTTCGATTATTACTTCAACACTAAACGCCGAGACCCAATCGGCACTATATCCACCGAAGCACTTGCGAAAGCGATGGAACTGATGCCGACTGGATTCCAAACACATCCACTCGGAAAGAGTTTGACAGAAGTGCTGGAAGATAATCCCGTCCGTTTCTATGATTTGGACTTCAACCCGTTCGTGGGCGGAGACCTCAAATCACTCGCTGGGACGAAGTGATAACTTATCCGTCCGTTTGAGCAGTGCTTTCAGGCCCGCTATCTCCGTCTCCAGTTTCTGGATGTATGCCCTCGCATTGGAAACTTCCTTCTGTAAAATCGACTCCGAGTTGTAGAGCCTGTTCAGTTCCTCCGTCAGAATCGAGGTGTAAAGCGGTGTCGCTTCCATCACTAGACTGTGGCTGAATACTGGGTAGGTCTTTGTATTGTTCGATTGAACCGCCATAAAAGAGTTTCTCCGTGACAGGTGTGTTCTTGTAAGCATCTTGTAGCATTTGTTTGGGGAAGGCTGCGACTTCCGTGAATCCAGCAGCGGGAGCGTTGTATTCGCTGACAAAGACAGTTTTGCCGCTTTCGACCAGAGCCGTCAGCAGTGCCTTGAACATAATGAACGAGAACGACTTGCCGTTGTATCCTTTCGTATCCTGATACGGCGGGTCGAAGTAGATGACATCATACTTCTCGAACGGTATATCGAACATCGAAGCGACTTGCACATCGAGTTTCGTCTTCGTCTTCCGTTCACTCATAATCTTTTCGACTTCGTGGAAGCGATTGAGGTTGGTGGCCTGCTCCAAGTGGCAGAGATTCTTCAAGTCGGCTTCTGGGAGTTTGTCCTTAACCAACGCAGTCATAAAATCACGGATAGCCTGACGGCGTTCTTCCATAGTGGGGAGAGCGATGGCGTTGTGCATCAGAGTTTTATACTTCACCCGATTGTCACCCCACAGATACTCCATACCGTTGTAGCCAAAACTTGCAGTATAGCGGGCAAGCCAGTCCGATAGCGTCTCGTTGCGGTCTCGTGCGGCGTAGAAATCTTCTTTTGACACGACTGGGAAGTGTTCATAGTCGATAGAGCCGAACTCAATCATAGTGGCCCGAATCAGTCCGATGATGGATTTGTTGATGTCATATCCTGTCACGGTCTTGTATTTGCCAGAAAGTGCAGCGGCTTGCAGTATCGCTCCGCCTCCGCAGCAACAGTCACAAAAGTTGGTTCCAGAGGGCAACGCTGCCACGATACGCTCGGCGATGGCGTTCTTCGAGCCTTTGTATGGAAGTCCGTAAATCATAGGTTTACTCCAAAAAAAAAAGTCCTCCCCGAATAGTAGTAATTCAGAGAGGACTTGACTAGGGGTAGCCAGTGATTTATTTTGCTTGACCGCTTCCGTCGAGGAAAGACCTGTCAATCCACGAGCCAGTCATAGCACGGTGGATGTAGTTCTCGGCTTTCTGCAAATCGACTTCCACGAGTGCGACTCCGCCTTTGAGTCCACACCGCAACAGATACTTCAACGCTTGTGCGATGTTATACCGCTGCTTCGGAGTGAGCCGCCTTTCGGGGTTCGACACGACTTCTTCCAGAATGTCGATGACTTCGGTCTTCCCGCCCTTGTAGTGCTTCGGGTCACACAAGTCTTGGACGGACTCAGACAACACTGGTTTAGGTTCAGACTTTTTCATTGTGTTTCTCCTTCTTGTGCAGATAGTCTTCGTAAGACCCAACTGCCTTCGGAAACTTGTTGTAGTTTACGCACGCCAGCATACCATTCTCGCGG